TGAATTGCAGCGAACACCAGCTAATGCTGCAGCAACAAATTGGCTACCTACTGCTGTTGCAGTGGTTGCCTGTCCGATGTACATTGTATTCTTAACAGTTGAAGAATTCAAAAGAACAATACGATTATCATTAACTGAAGCTGCATAGTCAATCATATTTTGATCTGAATAAATTGCAACGGTCTCATCGAAACCTACAATAGCTGTTCTCTCTAATCGATTAATAGTAGAACTTGCGGTGTCAACATGTTGTTTAATTGCTGGAAGAAGCTGTGCATTTGATGCCCCTTCAAGTGAAACTACAATGCTGATATTCTGTGTAGAAAGAAGTTTATTCAAGGCAGCTTGAACTTTAGCAATAGGCGAACCACCATCAAATGGACTTTCTTGGCAAACACAAACTTCAGGAGCACCATTTTGGAATGCTAAACTTGCACCAAGTGAAATGGATGTGGAACTGCTAACTGGACCATAATCAGTCACAACAGCTGCTAGTGTATAATAGAACTTAGGAGTATAATCAGCAGCAACTTTAGCATACTCATAGGTTACATAATACTCAACACCAGCGAGAGGAGCTTGAGGAGTTTCAACAAAGGAACCTGCAGTAAAACCAAGAATTGCATTGGCTGTGCCAGTTCCAATATAAAGTGAAGAATCTGAAGTGGCAGTCGAAGAAGAAACTACGAGAGCCCCTGAAGAATAAGATCCACCAGGAACAACAGTTACTGTGTTGGTATCTAGTGTTACAGCAGCTGTAAGAGCAAATAGTCGTCCTTGAACAGTTGCACCAGTTGTAGCTGTTACACTTGCTTGAGCAAGAATAGTTCCCTGGAATGCTGTTGTAGTTCCCAATGTAGCAGAACTACCAACTTGCCAATAAACATTTCCTGCACTTCCACCATTGATGATAACAACAGAAGAAGCTGCAGCTGTAGTTAAAGTACTTCCAATCTGGAATATCCATTGTGCATGAGGATCACCTGCTGCATCTAGTGTCAAAGTACCTGTTAAGGCTGCTGAAGAACTATACTTATAGACACCAGCGGTAAGAGTTTTTCCACCCAAATCGCCCGTTAGAACTGTGGCACCAGCTAGGGCTGCAAATGCTGTATAAGCAGTATTAGCATCAGCTAAAGCTGTTGCCGCTGCTGAATTACCATTATTAGTTGTCCCTGTAACTGTAGGAGAACCTGTGATAGATCCACCAGCAGGAGAAAGAGCAGCATCTCCTGTAAGAGTAGTAGTTCCTGTATTTGTAATTGTGCTACTTGCAATAACAGCATATGTAGCTGCAGTAAGAAGTGGGGAAGGTAGAGGAGTTGCTGTTGAAGAAGCATGTGCAGCAATAGAATGTGCAATAAAATATGCATTCAATGTTGCAGCTACTGCAGTAGCAGTTGTTTCCGTTGTAAGAGGAATTGTTTGTACTGCACCATTAGCAATGGCTAGTTGGAAATTCAATCCCATCAAACTTGCATAAGGATCACTTGTGGTTCCAGTAAGTTGAGCAGCAAGTGTAAGCCATTCAACATTTCCACTATTCAATGTGAAGTCAACACCATTGTAGTAGACAATAAAATTCTGATCTTGAATATTCCCATCAATAGAAACTGCAGCAGGAGATAATGTATCTGTAGATCCACTGCCACGAGTAATGGCAATGTTCGATGCAGTATTGGTTTGCTTACCAGTACCAATAAGGGCAGGGATTCTTACACCTTGGCCACTTGTAGGCTCAGCATTAGCTTGGACAGTAGAGTAAACACCAGGTGTCGTAAATTGGCCTTGTACTTGAGGCATAGGAATCTCCTTATAACTACTAAGTTTTAAATCGATTTTTCTACAAAAAATTAGGCAATAGAAATTCTGTTTTTATGTGTGACGCAGTACTCCTAATACTATTAGATTTTATTATACTTTTGTTGTTAATAAGTATTGTTATCTACTTAACTTATGAAACGGTTAAAGTAAGAGAACCTGTGCCTGTTCCGGTAGCATTAGAAGCAGATAAAGTGATATAGTAAGTTCCATTAACACTAGGAATACCACTTATAAGGCCATTGGAGGAGTCCAGGCTCAATCCTGGAGGAAGTACTGGACTTGCTGGAGGTGGAACAGCAACCCATCCATATGGTAAAGTAGGATTATTTAAAGCAGTAATTTGATAGCTAAATGGCAAATTAACTGAGGCATCTGTAGCCATGCCTATAACCCATCCAGTTGTATCTCCCACTTCTAAATGATTATTATCTATTATATTTATAATTGTAGTGCTATGCGTACCTTGTACAATTGTGTTTCCATTAGCCATTCCTGTAGCACTTTCAACATTCAAATGAGTGCCATCTACCACAGAATCTACAACAAATTGAACACCATGACTATAGGAAGCACTTAAAGGACTATTTATAATTGGAGCAAGGGCTGTTTGAACTGGAACAGAGATCCCAATACTTGTTATATTTGTAATTTCCTGATTATCACTCCATTCACAATAAACTCTTAAAATAAAACTATTTGTAATATATTGACGTTGATCTTGAAACGTTCTTGTTTCAGTAGGCATTGAACGATCAATCATCTCAATGCCATTTTGTGCTAGGACAGTTCTAATTTCTGAAATATTATTATAAATCAAATCTAGAATTTTATCCCTAGCCAATGTATCATCAATTACATAGAGTTTAATATTCACATTAACAACAAGGCTAGAAAATATTTCAGATGTTGTGACTACATTAGAGGAGTTCTTTAACTCAAAGGCATCCTCTGGGCCAAGATAACGAGTCTCAGACGCACTAGCAGTATCAACAATCAAACAGGGCCAATCTTGATAGTTCTGCGGTATGGCATCTGATATAAAAATTTCTGAATTATCAAAATCGAATAGTCCACCTTGGGTTAAAGTAGGAGCAGAAACTTTTAACACAGTGGAAGTAGTTGCTAAAGTAATTGAATTACCCGCAACACCCGTTGTAACAGCTACAAGAGCAATTTTATTTGGGATACTATTTGTAGTAGCTACTACTAGCAAAGTTGAAGAGTGAGCATTAATATAGGCAACCAAATTTGCAAGAGTAATCTGCTGAGTGGCACCAATAGCAACATCTGTACCAAATGTAATATTATTTAGTCCAATAGTAAGCATATTCCCAATGGATGGATTACCATAGAACATAATTGAACCTGTAGCAGCTGATTCAATGTAATTAAATTCAAATGGAGGTACTACAGCAGTATTATTCTGAGGAGAGAATAATTCCCTAAGTTCCAGAATTACACTATCACGCACACGTTTTAAAATAAGGTAAGGATTAGCATTTGCCATTTTTTATACCTTTTAATAGTCTATTTCTTGCATGTCTATAAGATACTGAACAACTATTACTACAAAATAAAGCTTTTCTAGATATATGTCTTATAAATTTCTTATTACATTTTTTACATTTTAAAGTAACTAATTTAAAAAAATTCCTACGATACTTTTGATAGCATCGATTTGTGCAAAACTTTTGATTGGCAGATTTAACTAAGTAGGGCAATAATTTAGTTATTTTCTTACATCCCTTACATTCTATCAGAGTAGTCTTTCTAATGAAAATACATCGGCATTTTGCAGAGCAACATTTTGCCTTTAAAGAAGGTCTTTTATAAAAAACTTTATTGCAAATCTTACAAAAATGTTTCACGGGGGGATTAGTTATCTTACCACCTTTTCCCATACAAGCTTTAGAAATTTTACGACGAACCTTTAAAGATAATTTAGTTCCTATTCGAAACTTACCAAAACATTTTTTACTGCAAAATTTTTGGCTTTTTGCACGAAATTTCATTACAATAAAGACTCTTTTACAATTTGTACATTTTATTCTAGCCCTTGTCCGTTTAAAATAAACCAAAACTCTTCCCTTATTTCGACATGAAACACTACAATATTTTATACGTTTAACCTTGAAAGGCGTTAAATAAAATACTTCCTTGCAATACTTACATTCAACTTTCTTTTTTGGTTTAGTTTTTCCAACTAAATGTTTATTGCTTCCAGCGGTGGGACTTCTATTATACCCTTTCTTAGGATTAGCTGCATCATAAAAATTAATCCAATATTGTTCTCTTTTTCTAAGACTTAGGGGCTTCTCAACTTTCTCAATTACTTTAAATACAAACTGGTCTTCACCGTACTTATTCCAAGCTCTTTGAAGGAGAATAGAGTGATGCTTATTTTTATGCAAAATCGATTTATGTCCATAAAATCTATTTACTATATCTTCTGCAGATCCAATATAAACTTTTCCATTTAGTTTATTTCTAATTCTATAAATTCCACGAATTTTAACTCTCATACTACTAGTATATCATATTTATATTGATTTTGCAACTACTATTTATAAACCATTGGGCATCTGATACAAAATAGATCCTCTTTCAATCTCGGATAAATTTAAGTCTTGATGTAAAACGTAATGCTTCCACCTTCTTAGAAATACTTCTGTTACAATAAATTTTGTCCCATTTCTCCTCTGAAAAACATCCCCAGGCGTGATCAATGGCTCATGAGCCGTCCACGAATGAGGTTTAAAAATTCTTTGCTGCCCATAATCTGTAAGTGCCAAATCTTCAGGTCCACTTGATAATAAACTTACAACAATTTCGATAGGTTGGAAGAATCCATAGTAAGGACCACCGATATCTGGTCCTGTAAGATTAGCATCAGGAGCTATCCATCCTGTCCCATAACAAACCTTGTCAGAATGCTGTGCACTGGTTCCGCGCACAGAATCCCATAGGGGGCATCGTTGCCCTTCATAGCGTCTTTTATATAATAAAATTCGTTCTCCTGATTGATTTAAAAGCCATTTGTCCTTCTCTCTAATAGAAAGAAAATACCATTCTAGACTGTTAGGCCCAAATTGACTTTGATCTGGAAGGATTTGAAAAGAATCGCCCATTGTTATCTACCTCTTATATCCTTTATTTACAATACAACATTACCTCGAATTTTTTAAACATGATAATAGAGCCTTTTTAAAAAGGCTCTATTATAACTATTTAAATGAAATTTTTATTATCTTTAGCTAAGAGACTTTAGCAGAATTTCTACCGACTCGATTGCCCCTTCTAAACGTACACCAAGGATCTTTTTAGCCTCAAAATCTTGCTGAAGTTTTGTCATATCTGTTTTTACTTGAGCAAGTTGCTTTGCAAAATTTTCTTTCTGAGCAATGGCCGCAGCTTTAATCTTTTCTGCTTCGCTAACTACTACTTCCTCAACTTTCTTAACTTCTCCAACAACCTCTGCCTCAACTGCTTTAATTTCATCACTTGGATTCATTTCTTTTCTCCTATTTATTATGTATATACTCCTACTGTTTTAGTTTATCATATCTTTGTGATATTTGCAACTACTACTTTGATTTATTCTACCTTGAGCTGTTGGAAGGTTTAAATTATCTCACCCTTCTTGCAGATATTCGCCCATATGCTTGTGGGGGTCCACCGGAGTACAATCCGATAAATTTCAAGTATGCGTTACCGGGGGATGCCAACGATATGCGAACGGCTGGCAGGGTTCCTGACTCATCCGACGTTGGAGCAGGGGGCAGATTGAGGCTTGAATCACCCTCCACGAGTCCCGCCGGTATGTTCCCAGCGTTGACCGAGATACCCATCCCAATTCCGGTCATGGTGGCACCGTTAAGATGGAAAACCGCGACACCCGTCACGTCCCAGTCACCCGCTGACAAAGCTATGCTGCATATGTCACCATAGGCACCAGTCGCGGGAAAGCTAACGGCTGTACCAGTGGCTGTAGTAGATTTGACGTACTCTCCCACATTACCTGCTGCAGCACTATCATTCGTTACAGTACCTAAAATTCCCTCTGTGGCTGTATTAGTAAAACTTAAATTCCCATTCAGGGTCATACGGGTTATGGATAGTGTATTTGCCCAAGAAAGATTCCCAGATCCATCATTTTGAAGTAAAGTACTTGCCCCACCTTGAGCTACAGGTAAGGCTAATGAATAACTAGTAGTAACAGTAGGAGCACTAATAGTCACAAAATTAGAATTTGATGCATTTTCAAGTAAGAGTTGCCCAGTACTACTACCACCAACTCCAGCAATTATTTCACTTTTTCCTTGTAAAGTAGCTGCTTGTATTAAAACAGTAGCATAAACACATGCAAAAGTTGGTGAAGATGTTGTTGCAATTGCCTGTGGTAAAGAAAGAGTAATACTCCCATGGCCATTAGTAATAATTACTTGATTGGATGTTCCTGTAATTGTAGCTTTATCCAATCCGTTAGTAGAACTATCCCCGATGAGTAATTGACCATCAGTATAGGTAGTTTGACCTGTTCCACCTATGCTTGTTGGAATTGTAGTTGCTAAAAGTGATGGATCAATAAGTGTTTTTGACATAATTATTTACCTTTATCTCGATGCTAAAATTTTCAACTATTGTGGTACTTTTATCATCGATCTGCGTTTGTGTCTGCGAATTCCAATAGGGTCTAGTTTTCTCATCATTAAGCCATGCATCAAGTGCTTCCTGAGATGAAAAAGAACCAGCAAACCATGTCATTTGCATTCGAGCCATCCGAATAAATCAATGTAAGTTGTAAACAAATTTGTGTAATTGTAGTCTTTAAATATAATACTCTTCAACAATAATAATGCCACTTCCACCTGCCCCACCAGCAAACCCACTCGTTCCAGCAGTTCCAGCTGCTCCAGCTGCTCCTACCACGTAAGAATAGGTGGTTGTTGGACTCACAATCAGAGCATCAATAAATCCACCCGATCCACCTCCACCAGCACCAAATACGGATGATGACGTTGCACCTGCACCACCGCCGCCACCACCTGTATTAGTCGAAGCTGCGTGTCCAGCTTGTTCAGACCCGGCACCACCTGAACCACCAAAAGCTGAAGCTGCCCCATTACCGCCAACATAATTTATACCAGCAGTAGTTCCAGCACTACCATCTCCTCCCTGACCCCCTGACAAATTAAGTCCTATGGGTCCACTACCGAGAGAAGCAGTTCCACCAGTGCCTCCAAGCCCAGGGTTTTGATCAGTACCACCAACCCCCCCATTGGCAACGAGCAATGAGGTGCCAAATGTTGAATTTCCACCTGTTCCACCCGTACCACCAAATCCACTTCCACTACCACCCCCACCCCCTCCTCCACCAACCATTCTTACTCTAATCCATGTAACACCTGCTGGAGTAGTATATGTACCACTACTACTTGTAAATTTTTGAATGGTTGGAACAAATGCAGAAAGAGTAGTTTTTCCTGTACCTCCACTAGATATTGCTAGAGGATTGGATAGGGTTAATGAAGAAAATGTTGGAGAAGACGTTGTAGCAATGGCTTGGGGAAGACTTAAAGTAACTGCTCCAGTTGAAGCAGAAGTAATAACTTCATTGGCTGTACCTGTAATGGATGTTACACTAATGGACGAAAGATTCGCACCACTTAAAGTTGTGCCTCCAGAAGCATAATAAGCTATCTGCCCTGTAGTACCACTATTTACAATGCCAGATGTAGAAGAGGGGGGTTGCGAGAATATAAAACTAACTTTCAACCCGACTACCAAGGCATAATCAAAAGTAACTGTAGTACTATTTGTCTCCACATAGTCAACAGTTGCACTTGGGGTCATTGTCACACCATCATAGATAACAAGTAAAGTATGACCTCCAACATTATAGGAATTAACTAGATTAAAAACTGTAGTTGACCCTGTGTAATTATTTAGGGGAGTTCCTACTACATAATCTTCTCTAAAACCAACACCGCCACCAACTACCCAGGAAAGATTTCCAGATCCATCATTTTGTAATACCTCAATACCTGTAGCTTGAGCACTTGGGAATACCAAACTATACGAAGTAACCGATGCCGGGGATTTGAGGGTTATACCATTTGTGCCAATACCAGTCTGTTGTAATATAAGTCCTGTCTTCAGATATAAATTCTCAAACGTATCAGCAGCATTGCCCAAAGATTGAGAATTATTTGTAAGAGGAAGAAGATCAGAATTAAGAGATATCTTGCTAATCTGAATAGCTGCAGTTGCAGATATTTCTAAATCAGAAATACCCCCAGCCACAATTTGATCACCATAAATTTGAGTTCGTCCTGACATAAATAGTTACCTTTTTTGAAGCTTTAAATTTTTGCCAAGTTGGATATTTTTTTATTTCTGATAATTTGCCACAAGAATGCTTCCTGTCTCAGGGGCATCACCCGATTCAAAAGTAATTGTTGCTCCCGAAATAGTGTAGTCAACTCCAGTTGTCTGAAGTAAGCCATTCAAGAATATGCACTCAGTGCCAGTGACTGGAACATTTGCAAGTGTAAAAACACGATTAGAACTATTGATTGAACCTGTAGGTACCTCACGAGTAACGAAGCTAGAATATGTAGGATAACTAGAAGATATCGTTGTAACACCTGTATTGCTAATAGTAACAGCACCACTCATTGCAACAGCAGTGGCAACATTTGATCCATTACCAACTAAAATATCACCACTTGGAAGAGAAGCAAGTGACAAGCCACTACCACTAATAGACAATGTACTATCAGCTAATGTTAATGCAATATTATGGGCATTAACTACAATGCCCCCATTTGCGGAGACGACATTAATTACAGATCCTACTTGTTGTAATCCAGAACCTGCAGTAACAACACCTGCTGAGCTAAACTGAAGCCAATCAATCTCAGTAACACCCCATACAACATTAGTGTAGGGGGGCTGTGTGTTAGCTACCCAACCTGTTGACCCATTTACAGTACCAATTGAAACGAATACAAAGTCCCCGGCTACAATTACTGAGCCAATACTTCCATTAAAATCTGTGGAACGAGTTAAAATATAGGGAAGAGAGGCACTTCCAGTCTGAGTGACAATATAAATACCATTAGTGGCGGCTTTAATATCTGTAGCAGATCCCGCATAGAAACCTGCGCTGCTAGAGACGTTAATGATAGTACTTCCAGAGGTAGAAGTAACATAAGTATTATAATAATTAAACTGTGTTGCATCAATTGCTGTAGCAGCCGTAAAACCAGAGTTACTTACAACAGTAATGGAAGTTCCACCAGGAATAGTAGCCACAACGGAAGAAGCAGCTCCTTGGGTAATGGTATCTCCTACTGCTATTCCAGTAGAACTTGTTAAATTCAATGTTACACCGTCCCCACTGACCGAGGTAATATTTATTAATAAGGCTTGCCCAATTGGATCTCCTGCAATAACTCCAGTATTACTGGTAACATTTAAAACACCAGTGGCCACAGAAGTAATTGTAAGAGGAATATCTACCTGATTTTTTACGAGAATTCTATCATTTGTTGCAACAGGAAAACCATCGACAAATAGGGCACCATTTGAAGTAGCAGTTAAAGTAGCCCCTATCCCAGAAACACCATTATTGTAGGTAGCAACTAAACTAGATGTGGTAGCTAATCGGACTGCTTGCTTAACATTTAAACCAGAGGCAGTAGCATCAACATACGCTTTGTCAATAAGATCCCCAGGATTTGTAAATGATTGCGCTGTTGAATAAGTATAGCGAACTCCATTTTGAATTGTAGCACTTGTGTCAGCCAATAAAATATTATTTCCGTCAGCCAATTTTGAGAGGGCAATATTTGCAGAGGAATTTATCTTAGCATCAGTAATAACTCCCGATCCAATTGTAGTTACACCAGTGTTACTAATTATAACATCACCACTTAAACTTTCCCAATGATTTGTGCTACCATCGGAAATAATAATCTGAGTATTTGTACCTGTGTTCAGTTTAGTAATATTAATTGCGGCAGTTGCAGAAACTTTAGAATCTGTGATAGTATTAGCTTGAATTGTTGTTGCCCCTGTATGGTCAATACTAACATCGCCCGACATGGAAACAGCTGTAGCAACATTGCTTAGATTTCCAATCAAAATATCATTAGTTGGCAGAGTTGCCGAAATTGTAGTAGTATCAACATAATTCTTTGTAGCGGCATCTTGGGCACTAGAGGGATCAGTCACGCTATTAATTTTGTGACTATTCATATTCAACACTTGATCTTGAGCACCAATGCCAGTCACGGCTGAAAAGTCACCTGCTGCTAAATTTGTATTTGTGATAGTTGCGGAAGCAATTTTTGACCCAGTAATAGCTCCAGATTGTATTGTAGTAGCACCTGTGCCACTAATAGCAACATCACCTGTGGTAGTAACCGCAGTGGGATACCCTGTAGAGACAGCTCCCACAATAATTTTTCCATCCCCAATGGAGGCTAATTTATCTAGTGTAATAGTATTCTCTGCAATTTTAGAATCTATTAATGTGCCATCCTGTGCCTGGGTGTCTAAGCGAATCTGAGTTTCTGACATTGTTATTTACCTCTTTTTCAAAATTTTATCTTGCATATGAAACTGTTATAATATCCCCAATATTTAATACAATACTTCCTGATAACTGAACTTGATTCACAGGAGTTGTTACAATAATATAATCCTTGCTTCCTCCAGGAGCTAAAACTAAACCATTCCAAGATACGATCTCGGAATTAGCTATTGGGGCATAGGACAAATTAAATTCTTTATTAGAGGGAACTGTAACAGTAAAAATATCTTTAACAAATAATCCGGTGGAAGCAGTAGAATTAATTGTAACAACTTGTCCAACTTGACTCAAAATAATATTCGTGCCTGAAACAAGTTGCACATTACCTGTAATAGAGGGATTTGAATCAATCTGTAAAGAGGCCACTCCCCCCGATCCAACATTTCCCCGTATTTGTTCTGGAGCATTAATATGTTTAAAAGGTACAGGAGGGGGATTTGAAGGATCAAGAGTTAATTTTACTTCTTCTTTAGATAATTTTGGTGCAATTATTGGTTGCACCTTTTTAACTCTCTTAGAAAGAGTACGCTTAGCTCTATGAGAAGGGGTCTCTATAGATGGTTTAGGATCTTTCATAAATTATTTAAACCTTAGTACTTAAGATAACTCACACGAAGGTAGTCACCAGTTTCAGGTGGGGCTAATAATGTAAATTGCTGGGGGATATTCAAAGTGAAATCAATACCATTCATAAGTTTAACACCATTAAGGTAAACTGACAATGAACTGCCTTTGAACGGATAAACAGTAGTAAAAAGTGTGTTTCCCTGCACAATTGTATCACCAGTAGTCATTCCTGTAGTGGCAGAAACAATCAAATGTGCGCCATCTACTACAGTTGTAATTGTGAATGGAATACCTGCAGTTGAATCATCAGCTGATCCAGGTACTAATCCTGCCGTACTTCCTACAACTAAATGAGTACCATCTGTTACTGCAGTAATGGTAGTGAATATTCCATTTACTAATCCACTTGGGGTTTCATCATTAATCAAATCACCTACTTCAACTTGAGTAGGAAAAGGTTGTTCAACAAATTGTGAAAACGACATATCTTGCACTGGAGAAGTAAGATCTAAACTACTCTCATTGTTCCCATTATCAAGTGCTGTAACTTTATAATACCAAGTTATGCCAAATGTATAAGGCACATTGTCAATATAAGAAGTTACATTAGCTGGAGTCGTTCCAATCACTTGGAAGCTACTATTATCTGTTGGTGAACTACTTCTATAAACTCTATAGACAGAAATATTTGGAGCTGGGTTAGCAGACCACTGGATCAAAAATCCACGATTAGCTAAAAGATTTGTTGAACGAATTCCTTGCACAACTCCAGGACCAGCTTGAGTAGTTACAGAACCTAAAGTTGTATAACCTGATGTTAGAAAACCATTAGTAGATTGCACACGACCATAATAAATTGTATTAGGTAGAAGATTAAAAAAAGTATAGGAATCATCTACAACTGTTAACCCAGTATCAAAAGAGACAAATACAAATGAGGGATCAGTCGAGAGTTGGACTTGATAAACAGTCCCATCATTATTAAAATTTGGAAGCCAATTGGCAGTAACCTGTGTCGAATAGATCCCACTAAAAGGTTGAAATATGGGAATTGCTGCTGCTGAAGTAAAAGTGGCTGGTGGGCCAAATCCAGTATTTCCCGTCCCAAAAGAATCTGTGGCAGCAGCAAGTCGTACACTAAAAAGTGTATTTGGAACTAGGGCTGATGCTGTAAGAGAGGTAACATTAAGCCAAACTGGAATAATAGAGAAAGTCCCGTCAGACTGTAAATACATTATCTGAGGAGCAAGATTAATTGTATAACTTAATTGAAATGCATAATAGGTAGATGAAGGATTACTATCTACACCCTTGGTAATAAGGGCTGAAGTAGCAGTAACTGAAGAAACTGATGGAGTTGTTGGTGTAAATGGCATGATTATTTCACCTCTTCAAAATCAATTTTCTCAAGTTGCTCTGCATTTACAGAAATTAAATCAATATTAACATCTTCTACAGATCTATCTAAATCAACAACTTCAACAATACCATTTGCAATCTTGTTGATAAAACCAATGGAGCCAGCTTCAATTTTCAGATCTATATTTTCTCCAGCAACTTCAGAAATATCATTCTTTTGGCCAACAAATAAATATCCATCATCATTATATATATTCGCTTTTATTTGCAGATTTTCCTTAACTAGAACTCTATCGCCAACTTTTAATACCTTAACTGCTTTCTTAATAATTTTCTCTACAGATAATTCAGCAACTTTATCCACGAATCCTGCCCCAAAACCTCTATCAAATCCCTCCGTTAGAGCTTGGGTAACATCTGACAATGAAAGTTCATCATCAGATGATACTTTTACCTCAAACGAGACACGATAGATTCCATTCAATTTGGAATCATCATGGCGTTCATCTTCTGGCAAATAATTATTGTAAGTCATAGGAGACCTCAATTATACGAGAGTTTTAGGGATTACACTTCAGAATTTTTACAAACGAACTTTAACAAACAATCCAACAAACCTTCTGTTATCAACTGAAAGGGCAAGACTTGTATTGGACCAAACATTGTAACTGGCATTCAGAGCAAGTCGTGTATCTTGAAATGAAGAAATGTCTTTAAATACTCCTGCATTGAAATCAAGTCCTGCACCTAAATCCAGTTTATGGAAATAGAATAAGTCAGCTCCTGCATGTATTCTTGGTGTCCCATCTAAAGAGCCACCTACTCCTAGATATGGCTTTGTCTCCACTCCCATTTTATGGTCAATTACAGTAATTGAGCCATCCCTATTCTCGATAATCTGGGTTGGGCGATCCGGGAGAAACGTTGTGGTTGTCTTTTTAGGTGTCACAATCTCAATAGTATGATTTGTAGGATTAACTACAATCTTCTCAGCCTGTCCTGGCTGTAGAATGGTGCTTGTAGCCTGTTTATCTTGCTTCTGCTGCACTTTATGGGCCACTTTGAATCCAACTAAGCCCAAAGCAATAGCACCCACTATAATGGCTGTTTTCTTCAAATTTGCTTTAGCTCGGTTTACTAGATTTGTCAGAATCATCTTCATTGCTATCTCCTTGCACATCTATATTCTTATCGTCTGTGCTACCACCATTCGTCCCTTTCCATACATTCACAATCTTATGACCTGCAAAGGCACCTATAACAGTTGAAAATATGATAGCGACAGGCTGAGTAACTTGCTTTGTAGTCCAAATACTGTAGGCACAACCAACTAAAAATACCAAACTCCAAAGACCAACAATTGGCCCACTTGGAATATCAAACACACTTAAACCTTTAGCTAAAATCTTTGGATATATTTTATTTATAAAATTCTTTAGCATGTCTAGTCTCCATTATACATCAAAATATTATACTTTATCCTCAGCTAACTGGGTATATATGAATCCCATAAGCTTATCAAATCGGCCTACTTTTATCATATCTTTTGGAATAACATCTTCAAGCAAAGGATTTCGGGTATACATCCAATCAATTGACTTGGATTCATTATTAAAAAAGCCATCTACTGCTTTTAAAGCAGCCACATATTGGCATTCAAATAAAATTTGGTCAAACTTTGCTTTTCTTTTCATTTAAATACTCCAAATATTCTAGATTGTCTAAAGGCACATGCTCAGTACACCATGGTTTATAAATAACTTCTAAAATATGGCCAAATCCTTCAATATCTCTATAGCAACCTAATTTCTGGGATAATCCGTGACAATTATCATGCCCACAAACTCTACAAACGCTTTCATACATTTTTCTGCTCATTGATATGGACTTCTATTTGATATTTACGTTGACCTGCATCATAAATTCGATGCCAATGTAACTCAGCTGCATTTTCCTTCTCAGTCTTCCCATTTCCAGCTTTACATTTAGTACGATTAAAGCGATTTATCCCATCTGTCCATTCCCATCCAAGAGTAGTTCCAAGTTCTTTAAAACCAAGAGCAACATAAGATTTGCCAGTTCCATATCTTAAATCACAGTAACTCACAATAGATTTATTAAACTGTTTCAAATAACTAACAAGTTTACCAAATCCCCCAACACAGGAGGTATTTAATCTAGTAGCAAAACGAGAAATTTCTAAGGCTCCATTTTTAAAGGAAGACCTATAAGATAAACATGAAATTAAAATATCATTATTATAAAGACCAACTGATCTTGCTGTATGATGAGGACCCATTAAATGATTACTTACAAAAAACTTATTTGCCTCAATATTGGAAACTTCTTTTATGATAAGCTTTCGTGCTGCAAATTTATACTGAGACAACCCAAAGAAATTTAAAATTATAGACTTTACAATATCTCCATGAAATCTAATCTCATCTTCATAGAATTGCATATATCTTAAATTAGTCTTCTCAAAGGCTATTCGTCTATTAAAATGATACTTCTTATCTTTATATAATTCATTATGAATAAACAAGCCATGTACATCAATAAATAAAACTTTTCCATTGTAGTTTAATTTAAAATCAGGACGAGAACGTTCATTATCTGTATTTTTTAATTCTTCAACTTCTTTATTCCATCGTTCAAACTGTAATACCGATCCAACAAATAACTCTTGAAATTTAGATTCTAAAGAACTAATGTAAGCTTTATACTTCCCAGTTTCATCTAAATTTTCTTCTAAATATCTAATAGCAGAATCAACACCGTATTTAGAAACTACTTTTTGCATTGTAATCTTGTTACCACCAAAACGCTGCCAAAAATCTATCAAAGGCTCATTAGTCCCAGGATGATAATATTTACATTTTGGAATACTACGATGCCCTAATAAAACATTCATTACCAAAGCGTCATAAGTCCCAAATTCCTTGTCAATAAAAGTAGCTTTTGCACCAACTTTTTTATAACTTTCAGGAACTATGACAACAATATCTTTACCATATAAATTATTCAATTTCTCTTGCACTTTCTCTAATTTAGATCTCTTGGACCGCTTGCGACAAGCTCCACCATGCAACACACGATAAATTTTAGACTTCCAAGGACCAAACTCTTTATCTATAAATGTGGCATAGTTATTTCCAGGAATAAAAGTTTCGGGAGCAATAGTAATTAAGTCACCATGTACTTTGATAAGTTGCTCTTGAATATATTGTAAGGAAAGTTTAATTCTCATATATAAAGTATATCAGATATTACAGAATTTTGCAACCTTTATTTTTCTGATAATCTTAACAAAAATTAAGATTAGGGTGTATTCCATGAGAAGGCACTGCCCAACGAGATCTTGAGGAACTGCCCGATCTGACTTTGGTAGCGGGGAGTTCCCAAACCGACTGCTCCCACAGCAAATATCTGCGTCTTTTTGAAATTAAGAATCATATTTCTATAAAATTCCAACATATTAGCATAGGATTGTGCAATCTTACCTACTTGATCTACATTCAAAGATAATCCATTGTCATTGTATTGGAAATCTTCCAAAGTTGCCCTTGCTTGCAAGAATAATTCAGTCATAAGTGAAATACCAAAATATAACAAATTAGCCAAAGTAGGATTTCCTGCAATATCCCCAATTGTAAAACTAGTAAATGGGGGAAATGCATTAATATCAGCCAAAATTAGATTAGCATACGCTAGAATTTTAAAATCAGGTGTGTTTCGACTAAAAATTTCAGGCATAAGTTTTCTAGATTGAGCAATCACTTGCTGTTCTGCACTTGTAAAAGGTACACCACACAATGACCCATTTGCTTGTCCACTTATTGTAGTGGTACTCGTTACCGTACCAAATGCTGTTGCATTTGTTCCAATATTATCATCTGCAGCAGATAAGCGTACTGAATAATTAGTCCCTGGTGTTAGTCCAGTTACTTGAATTAATGTAGATTGAATCCACATTTGGACTGGTTGCACGATTCCCTGTGCAGTAACGAATCCACCAGTCCCATTAAACATAACTTGCATAGCATACCAAGTACCTACTGGATTGCCATTGGGGATGACATTAATGGTTAGGTAACTTGTACCAATATTAGTCAGTAAGGGAGGTTGAGGAATTTGAAGACTCATAAATTATCCTTATGCTGCAACCGATAGTGCTACTCCATCGCTAAAACTTGCTACGAGTGTTGCGGAAGATTTAAAATTTGCTTCCCAATCCGACAACACGGTTACTGCAGCTACTCCACCAGCTAGTGCAGTTGCTCCAACTGTTACTTGAGCAATTGCTTCTGCTCCGGTATCAATTACTGCAGACACTAAATAAGTAGAAGCGGATGAATTATAATAAGAAAGTCCTGTATAGGCATTCCAACCATTAACTGCAGCCTGAACTTGCTGTGCTGAGGATTGTCCACTAACGATATGGACAGTAATAGCATTACCAGAAACTGTAACATATTCTTGTCCAACTACAGTGGCATCACTCACATAGGCCACTGTAACACTGCTTGCCCCATAAGAAGTTGCAGTATAAACAATATTCTGAATATGGGCTGATGCCTTTGTACCAGATGTTAGGGCAGCATAGGGTCCCTTCACCGAAGAAGGATCTCTATTTACATTAACATAGTATAATGCTTGACCTTCAATAATTGTAGTGCCATCTGCAACTAAGAATGGAACGTATTGTAAATCATTCTGAAGATAATACATAGTTGAATCACTTCCAGCAACAAATTTTGCTCTAAGAGTCTTCCATGTATTCCAATCTATTTCATACTCTTGTAAGTAGCTCATATTATTTCTCCTTAATTCAAACTAAAAATTTATTTATCTTCTTTTACGTCTTTTTCTACCCAGGCATTTATTGCCTTAGAATTATGAACTTCTATTAAAGAATATTGTGTGTCACATCCGAGACATACGCGAATGAGAAAATTTCTTTTGCCTCTTTTTATAATTTGCTCTTTATAGCGTTTTCGGCTGCATTGAGGGCACATTTTTAACCTTCTTTCACATAACTCTCTCCAACATTGTATTAAACTCGACATAATCATCAGGTAAAACCATTCCACTTTTTCTATGCATATGGGGTATTTCTAGTCCTGCTGCCTTACAAGCCTTTGACACAAACACACTGCAAATTTCAGTATGCCTAATTGATAGCCAACCTGTCAACAATAATAAAACATCATACCATTCACCTGTATGGCTATATGCCCAAGTTAAGATCTTTTCTCTCTGAGCATCGGTAAGATCTTTAATTCTACACACTTCAATTTGTTCACGATTTTTATAAGTCGAAAAATCTATTGTCGTTATGTGAGTTTTGGGCCATACCGCTTCTACTAGTAGATTTGTATCCCCTGCTACGAGAGCAACATGGCAATACCTAGCTTGCTTTGGGACATGGTAGAAAGTACACTGGCCCCAAACGATCAATCTCTGAATCCAAGTTGACCTATGCGTCTCTCTAAAAAGAAGAATATCGCAAGGCTTTAACAATTTTTTATTTATCATTTTATTTAAATATATACTATATAAAATTTGTTCTCTTTAATGGTCATGAATATAATTTTTACATTAGGATTATTATTTAGCCAAGTTTGAACTTCAACTGGATTAGCATCATCAGAAACAGAAATTACAGTAATTATCATTACCTGTATCCTATCAAATTAACACATAAGCTAACCGATGTGCTACCCACATTAACATAAGTTGTACGAAGATACATGTTTAGCCCATTATATGTTGGTGGAAGAGTCTTAACAGTATCTACTGTAAAAGACTTTGTATCTGAGCCGATAACTCGATATTTATTTGCATACTGTGACAATTGAATAAAATTAGCCTCAGAAGAGACATCATTATTATTGTATACACCCGCTTCAAAATTGATATAGTCACCAAAATTGGAACCATCCCAATGAAAGTCAATTCCTTGAAGTTTAAAAGGAAAAGAAAAATTTGTCTTAAGATAACCTGTTTGACCTGCTGGAATTGAAAGAATCCCATTGCTTCCATCTACCCAATAAGACAAATTATCAACAAACATAGCAGAAGCATACTTAGGAAGTCCATCTGTACTTCTATATTCAAGAGGCTGATTACAGTTTGCTTTATGATTTATTTCAAAATCTAGTTGATTGGGTCCACCATCTTTTGCTATAAAAGTCTCCCAAGAAATATTAGATTCTAAAGCAAATACTTGATAAGTATCACCAGTATCCAGAAACTGAGGAAGAAGATTCTTAGTAGAAATTAATGGCCAAAATGTGGAGTAATCCAATGGAGCTATTTTCATTTTATACTCCTGCGTAATAATATACGTTTACACGCCATATTACGCTTGGTGTTGCTGGGCAAACAATTGTTGTTGCAGTATTCACAACAGCTGAACGTATTGGTAAAGCTGGAGCATAAACATAGCTAAGTGTTGCACCAACTGCCTGAGCTGTTCCAAAGGTAAATACATTAGCAGTTGGAAAATTAGTTGTTGTGACAAGAATAGGAGTAGCAGATCCAGTAATTGCAGCAGTGGCATATTTTATAATCTCAATCATAGTTATATAATGAAAGTCAGCAGCTACTGCAGGAAGAGTGGCTGTTACAGCAACCCCTGTTGCAGCTGTAGCTGTTACCGATAGATTTGCAGGATTTTGCTTAACGTTTAAAGAACCATCTGTATTAATTGCTACTGTATCTGTGCCATCGGTAATTTTAACAGGCCAAGCATTTGCTATCGTATTAGCTGTTCCTTGATTAGCTGTTACTGTACCTGATACAGGAATAGCAGATTGATCAGAAGCAATGACGACTGGAATAGAAGCAGCCATTGTCTTCTGCCCAACAGTAGGAGCTGCAGAACCAAGCCAACTAGAAATTTGTGTTTTAGAGGACCCACTGGTTAGTGTGGAATCTAAAGCTAAACCACCATTTGTACCAATATTAGCTGTTACTGTAGGTGTATTTGTAATAAAAGCATTGACACCGATTACGTTACCTAGTGCTGGTGCAGTACCATAAGCTGAAGGAAAACCAAGAGTCATAGTAGCCCATTGAGTAATATCAGATACCCATGGAGATGTAGACTGAGTAACTGCTACAGTACCAGTAATTGTTGTACTTGTAAGAGTAACAGGAATGGCACTCTGGTTAGAAGCAATGGTAACAGGCATACTAGCTGCCATTGTTGTTTGACCAAGAGCTGCTGGAATGCCTAAATCAATAGAAGCTAAAGAAGCAATTTCTGAAGCTTGATTAGCAGCAGTAGCGGCCCCTGTTGGAAGAGGCAAAGATGCAACAGAAATTGGTTGTGTAATAGCAGAACCATCTACACGTAAAGCCCCAGCAACAGTTAATGATAAAGGATCAGTTTGACCAGTAGTATATGTAGGTGCAGAAGTAGTTACTGCACCTTGTACTAATGGACCCAATTCACCAGAAGTAGTAGATCCTTGTGCAACCCCAACATTTCCAATATTATTTGTACCAGTAGGAATAGGTGAATTTGGAGAAAGTGCCACTACTAAAGAGTTATCAGCAGCTACAGCAGCTGTTGAAGCACCTTTAACGTTAGCACTATTAAGAACCGTTGTAGGATCGTTAATAGTAATAGGCATCTGTCCATTATCTTCTGAGATAGGTAAATCAGCCATTTTCTTTTCCTTTAAATTATCTTATAAATCCCTAAACATGCAGTGGATATTTTTTAGATACCCACTGCTTATTAGAGATTCAACTTTAGTGATTGACAACTGAACTATAGATATCCATAGCTGCAGTATCTTTGTTTGTAATAGTAATCTTAACATCTGAACCTGATGGAATAGCATATGTCTCTGGTAATACCCAATCAAAGTTCTTGTCTGCTGCACTTGTAAAGCCAACCCACTTTGTAGCCTCACTACCAGTTACTCCGATAGCAATTACAACTTTAACTTCACCAGATGCTGTGACATGCACTTGGTCTAAGTTAATTGGCCCTGCAACTGATTGTGTAGCAGAAGCATTAGAAGCAACTGCTGCTGTTGTAGCATAAGTAACAACTGGAACACCATTGGCAAAAGAGACATTAACAGGATGAGCAACTGTACCAAGTACATTTGTTCCATCTGTTATTTCTATAGGCCAAGAGTTAGCTACGGTATTAGGAGTACCTTGATTGCTAGTGACAGTTCCGCTTACTGGCTGGGTAGCTTGCCAGAATGTACCAGTGACAGGTACTGTATTGGTAATAAATGCGTTAACACCTGGAACAGTAACAGCTCCTGGGGCAGTACCATAAGCTGAGGGTGCACCAAGTGCTACACTATCCCATTGTGTAATGTTTGTCGAAGCATTTGCTGGAGGAGTTGTAGTGACAGTCCCACTAACAACCCAAGGGCTAGTACTTTGTGTTACTGCTACAGTTCCTGTAATGGTTGTGCTTGTAAGAGTAACTGGAATTGCGCTCTGGTTAGAAGCAATGGTAACTGGAATTGAGGCAGACATTGTTGTTTGCCCAAGTGCAATAGCTGCACCACCAACTTGGTTCAAGTTAACATTTTGCTCAGGAGATGAACTAATATCAACCAGTAGTCTACCATTAGAATCCATCTGTAATGCTGACTGTTGACCATTTGTTAATGTAGGAAGTACTGTATTATACTGGGCACCTACTAATTGAGAAAATAGAGCTGCAGTTCCAGCAGCAACTGGACCATCAGCTGCATCTTGAGTTCTCAAACTTCCTGCAGTTGTCAATGATAATGCATTCGAAGTTCCCGTTACATAAGTGGGAGCAGCAGTAGTTACTGCACCTAAAGTCAACTGACCATTTTCACCCGCTGTCGTTGAACCTTGAGCAACAGTTAGTCCTGTTGTATTAGTGGCAATAGTTGCAAGACTTGTATTGCCTGTTGTTTGTAATGCACTTGTTGCTGCACCAGTTGGTAAACTAATTGTACCTGTAATATTAGTAATATTCCAAGTACCTGATTCTGTAACGGCTACTGTTCCTGTTACGGCTGTGGTTGATCCTGAACCAGTGATTACACGTAAGTTACCTGATAGATCCTCAGATAACAGAACCTGATCACCAGTTGTCCAAGTAGGAGCTGCAGCTGCAGCTACGGCTGGTAATACACCAATATTATTAGCAGCAGGAGCTGCGTTATTATTGGTAAGGTTGCCTACTGCTGTTACTGTACCAGTAATGGTTGTAGAAGCTAATGAAACAACCCAAGGAGATGTGGACTGAGTAACAGCTACTGTTCCTGTAATGGTTGTAGAAGCTAAAGTAACAGGTACTGTGTTTGTAATATATGCATTTACACCTTGAACGGATACTGCTCCTGGTGAAGTGCCATATGTAGAGGGAGATCCTAATGCAACACCATTTATCTGTGCTTCATTTATATTTAGAGTGGATTGGTTAGAAGCAATGGTAACTGGAATTGAGGCAGACATTGTTGTTTGCCCAAGTGCAATAGCTGCACCACCAACTTGGTTCAAGTTAACATTTTGCTCAGAACCACTAGCCATTGTTACACGAAGATTTCCACTTGTATCCAATGATAGTGGATTTGTAGTTCCTGCAACATACGTTGGGGCAGCAGTTGTAACTGCACCTTGATCTAAAACACCATTTTCTCCTGATGTAGTAGATCCTTGTGCATAATCCTCTGCAGGATTAATTGTTGTTCCAGCAGCGTTAGCTACCTCGGTTGTAAAATTTACTGCTAAAGCTCGTACAGGAAGTTCTGCATCAAAATCCGCGCACATAATTTTTCTCCTTTGCAAAATATTTTTTCTTACTCTTTAGAAAATCTTTTACATCATGGGAGCTTTTCTACGGCATTGCTTACATCCCCCACCACTTTTTTCTCTACCACAAATAAAAGTATCATGACCTTTGGGACAAAATTGAATTTTATGTCCTAATCGGGAAGTATTACTCAAATGAACTATACTCAATTTCTCTTTAGTTTCTTCTGAAGCTTCTTTACCCTTATTCCATGGATCTTCATTTTCAAATCTCTTTTTCTGTCCTTCAGATAATTTCTTTTGGAATTCAGGATCTTGCCAATGCTCTTGCATTTTTTCTTTCCAACGTTTCTTTCCTTCTTCAGATGATATATCTCCAGCAAATCCACCAGAAGAAAGATTATAGCCAAAATTTCTATCGGTGGAATTAAAGAGATAGATATAATCCTGTTCTAATTGATCTGCTTCCTTCAAAGTTAAATTCTCTTGTAGAATTTCCCATTTAAAACTATAGTTATATTTTCTCAAAGCAAATTGAAAAATACGTTTCTTCTTACCTTTGGATAACCAAATATGTTCTTTACTACGTTCAGTAAGACTTTTTGAAGTCAATCCAACATATACTTTATTTGAGGGACTTGTAGCCAAATAAATTATATATGTCTTCATAAACTCTTATTTTCCAAGTTTATCGATAGATTCTTGGGTCTTATTTATATCCAAGATAGCAGCTGCAATATTCTCCTCAATTTTTCGCAATTCGTCTGCTACTTCCATTTTGCGAAGATCAAATCTTTCTAACTGAAGTTTCATTTCTGTAACATGAACACTTAAACGTTTCTTATTCAAATCTTGATTTGGACCTAAATCTGACATGGTAATTCTCCTTTTCTTTCTTTAATTTAAAGTTCCAAGTAAATTGGCTTTAAAATCTTCTGTATGATTACTATACATAGTAACATTGATAGTAACAACTTGTCCTGCTGTAGCTGGAACAGGAGCATCTTCATAATTAACATGAAAATTTATATCTGCTGCTGAAGTCCATCCACCACCTACGGTTATTCCATCAACTTGAATCAAATACTCACCATTGTAGCAACCCCAACCATAAGCTCCCGTAATACTT